CGCACGGCTTCATCCTTGTCGGAGAAGAAACCAAAATGCTTGCTGACGTATGGTTTGATTTTTGCCTGCACGGACCATTTCCTGGCTTGCGTGCTCCAGAAAACTCCGGTCTGCCCACTTTTGTTGTTGGCTGCGAGACCTTTGTTGATATTATTTTCGCTTGACTTGGCCGGTCGCAAATTATTTCTTCGATTGTTGAGGCCGTCCCCATCCCGATGGTCGACGCCCTTCATTCCAAGGATGACCTGATGAAGATAACAAACTCTGCCACCCTTCCAGGTCACGGCATAAAAAACACTTCCTCGCTTTGTCGCACACCAGTTGAACCCATCGACAAGATGCTGGTCCGCCGTGTCCACCACGGCAACAAGGCCCCTGGTCAACGGCACGTGGCAGACGTCACCGACGATCTCGACCGGCCGTTTTATCCGCATCGCACGCCCTCCAACCCATTACAATCAGGAGACGCTACCTAAGCCTTTACAATCAGGGCAATAACTTCTCCTGAGCTGAAACTTCCAGCCGATGCTGGCGAAGGCAAAGACCGTCTCGCGGGTGACGTCGCGGATCACGTCGCGCTCCCTGCGGCTGCCGCCGGTGCGCAGCATGCGCGGGTTGCCAAAGGCCAGCGCCCCGTGCGGAACATGCACCACCGGGGAATCCTTGTGGCAGCGATAGCAGCGGCTGCGCACCGGCACCAGCTGCTGGAACCAGAAATTATGAACGTAGCTCACCGCCTCCTCGACCGGCGAAGCTTCGGTCTCCGGCTTGAACCTTATCGCCTCGGGAACCGACATCTAATCCTCCTCGGCCCTGCCTCCATCATCACACCAGCGGCCATTGAACTCCAATTCCTCTTTTTGCAGGAAATCAGCAAAGCGTTTTCTCAAGCTGCTCCCCAGCGTGTTGGCCTCCCCCAGGATGAACGCATCGGTGGGGACAAATGCTCGCCTGACCACTGCGTCAAGAACCGACATTCAGGTCTCCCGCCTTGCGGATGATCCCGGCCCGCATAAGGTAGTTGATCGCCGCTTTCTCGGCAACACCGGGGCCCTTGCCCTCCAGCTCGCGCTGGACGGCCGCAAAGGTGATGCCATTGGCTTCCAGCCGCGGCCTGATCCAGCGCCGCCAGGCTTCATGCGCCAGCGCGGCGGCGACGACCCTGTCATCTTTCTTGCCTGGTTCTGCTCCCACACTACCGCCGTCGACCACGATGGTCTTCATCTCATCGATCAGATACATTGACGGCGTGACATAGCGGCCGAGCTCGAAGCTATCCTTGAAGGCGGCGAGCATGCCGAACTTGTTGGAGCCGGTGGTGCGCCATTGGTAGGCCAGGGTCTGCTGCATGCTGTCGGGGCGGCTGTAGAGAAAGTGCCGCATCATGGTGAACACGTAGCGCAGGTCGTACTCGATCTTGCCGTCCGGGGTGCGGTCGATCATCGCCGTAGCGTCCTGCCGGAGCTTATTCATCTCGTTGAACACCGCCTCGCCCGGCCCGGTGATTTCCAAGTTGACCATCACGTTGCGGTAGTAGCCGGCGAGGTGACAGAGCGCCCAGGCGCATTGGTAGGTGGAGATGAGCGGGGTGACGAACTCGGCGACCTGGATGATGCGGTCGGCGTAGCAGCGAGCGACGTGGATGACGCTGCGATCGGCTTCGTCTCCGCTTCCATAGGCAGGGTCACATCCAATGGCGTAATGGCCGGTGGCATCGGCCTCCTCCCATACCTTCAGCTCGGCGCGCGGGTTGCGCACCGCCACCACCTGGGTGTCGCGCCAGTGATCGCCCATCTGGTATTTGTACGGCATGAACTTGATGACGCGGGCGCGTTTCGCCGCCTCGGTCAGGTGCAGCGACGAGAAAAATTGCGTGCCGGTGGCCACGAAGGCATCCTCCTCGAGCCAGGGGAACATCTCGTCCATCTTGTTCTGGTCGCCGTGGTTCTCGCTGTCGAGCTTCCAGCGGTACCAGGCGATCTGGTTGCGGTTGACGGTGTAGCCATGGCGCTTGTAGACATCGTTGACGCGGCGGCGCTCCAGCATTGTCAGCATCGACTGCTGGCCTTTCGGCATGTACATGGTGAAACGCTCGTCATCATCGTGAAAGGCGTAGTCATCATGCCGCCACCAGCCAACGAAGATGCAGCAGATGGTTGGGTCGTCCTTGCCCTCCCGCCATCGCTCCTCCCAAAAATTAAAGCCGTTCGCGGTAGTCTCCTCTATTTTCAGTCGATGCGGGTAGTGCGTCGACATGGTGGCCGACAGTTCATTGAGATCGTCTGGACTGCCCCAGAAGGCGACCTCCGTCGCGTGTATGAAGTTGTTGGCGCTGGAGCGGCCGAGCCCGCCCTTGACCTTCTCCTTGATGCCGGCGACCAGGTACTGGAGCAGTGAACCATTTTTCAGAACTATCATGTCGCGGTTTTCGGTGTCCCACTTGATCTTGTGGGTCTTCGGCAGGCCGGTGAAGAAAATCTTGATGGTGTTGCGGAACAGCGCCTTGGCCTGGTCGGTGTGGGTGACGAAGGCGCCGAGCAGGCCGGGATGTTCCATCGCCCAGAACAGATCGAGGGCGATGAAGAAGGAAGTCGCACCGAGCTGGCGGGCTTTCAGGATCAGGAAGGTGGTGACGCCGCGGTCGGTGGCCGCGCACATTTGGTCCAGGATGTAAATCTGGGTGCCGAGCAGCTCCATCGGCACCATGCCGTAGTCCTTGGTCTGGATGCGCAGGCGGGCGCAGAAGTCGAGGAACCGCTCGCGCGGGAACGGCGCCACCTGCTGCGGGGGGCCGCGGCGCATCATGTTTGCTCGATGCTCCGCATCATGGCTCGTATTCGAGCGGGCGGCAGTATTCCTCGCAGACGTTCTGGATCGCCTCCGCCAGCTCGGCCACGTCCGTCTCGTCGGAGAACTCGACGCCGTCGAGGAAGTGGCGGGCGAGCTCCAGGCACATCTGGTCAACTGGCCGGGTCATTGTCCGCCTCGTTATTCCTTCGATGCGTCAGCGTCACACATCGCCATGTAGGTCAAGCCGAGCGCCATGCGCAGCTGGCGCTCGTTGGTGATATCGAACGCCTTGCTGATGCCGGCCTCGCGGCCGGGCCAGTGCAGGCGCAGCATCTCGTAGAACTTGGTGACGCCGGCGTCGAGCACATGCCGCGACGGCAGTTCGACCGTGACCGGCTCGCCCAGATCGGGCGGGCCCGGCTCAGCTTCGGCGTCGGGGATGCGGATCGGTCCCTTGCGCGACATCATTTTACCCTTTCAAGCATCCTGATGCGTTGCTCATGGTCGGCGAGCTGCCCGTCACGTTGCGATACGGCGCGGTCGAGCGCCCAGCCGCCGAAGGCCAAGGTCAGGGCGATAACGGCGCGGAACACCCACGCTCTCGCCTCGGCGCTATCCATCATGATCCTTCGACCCTTCGCGCCCTTCGAGAAGACCTCAGGACCTCAGGGCTCAGGATGAGGACGGAAGCTACCATCTCCCTCGCAGCTGAACTAGGATTTAGTTGCATGCCCACCGCCCGGGGTTGCTCCCCGGGGCAGCACGGCGGGAAGCAGAGGGCCGGTGTCAACGACCGAAGCTGCCGCGAGGCGCCGGCCCTCAATATCCTACAGCCCTGTTGCAAAGTAGGTGGCCTCGAACGGCGGCTCACCGCCCTTGGTGCGCACGACCTGGATGCGGCCGGACAGCACCAGCTCATTCACCGTGTCCTTCAAGCGCATCATCATCTGGTAGTAGCAATCAGGATGGTGCGAGAGATGCTCGAAGTCGGTGCCGCGATAGAAGCACATCCGCTGGCCCGGGCGCAGGCAACGCAGACGGTTGGCGGTGAATTCCATTATTAAGCCAGTTCCCAGTCGGTCGCCAGCAGGTCGCTCTGCGAGCACAGCCACGGCACCACATAGCCCTGCGCCGTCTTCATGTCGACATGGGCGTGATAGTCAATCTCGGTGCCCTCCGGGTAGATACCGAGCAGCGGCGGCCGATTGACCTTGAAACGCGAGCCCGGCACCAGGAACAAGAACATCCCCCCCGCGTTCCAGCCGGCGCGGCACACCCGCTTGCCTTCCTGCAAATGCTCCACCGCCCAACCAATCGTCTGTCCGCTCATTTGGATTCTCCCTTCCACAGTTGCTTGAGGTTCGGCCAGTTATCCAGGCTGCCCTGGTCGGCCAGGTTGGCGCACTCGATCAGCTGCAGGCTGCGCAGTATCCGGTTGGGATATTTTTGCACTGCATTGAAGCGCAGGCTCAGCGCGGTGGCGCCTTCCGGGTCCGGCGTCGTGTTCAGTGTCTGCGGCCGATCCAGCAGCGAGAACGTATAGGCCAGCTCCTCAGCTTCGCGGCCGAACATGCCGGCGACCTCGGCACGCTTGGACGGGTCGGGGACCAGCAATTGCTTGGCGAAGGCGTTGGTGCCGTAGACCGAGTGCAGCCCGGCGGCTATTAAAATATGTGTGGGTTGATCCCAGCCCTTGTCCTGTAACAGCTGGTGGCAGCGCATCAGATGGTCGTGCAGCGAGCCGGTGGCGTGCTTGATGTCGAGCGCGCCGGCATCGCGCAGCCAGGCCGACTGCATCTCAAAGGCAGCGTCGCGCGCCGGCCGGCACTTGTACATCAAGGTCAAGCGCAGCTCGGTACACTTCCTGCTCACCGCCCGGGCGGCGTGCAGCATATTGGACGGCACGATCAGCACCCGGTTGGGGCGCGGCAGATAGGACCAGTAGGTCTTGCCGTCAGTGCAGACGGTCTCGCCGGCCCAATCCAGCGGCCAGCCGGTAATCTTCTCCGAGGCATCGCAGATGTAGATGATGACGGTCAGCTCGCCAACGCGCTCACTGTCGGTGTGCATATAGCCATCGGTGCCGTAGGTGTAGCCGTTGGCGTAGCAGCGGGTGAGCTTCATTTCCTTGCAGCGATTGATGCGCAGAAAATTCCAGCCATCCAGCAAATCTCTATCCTGCAACCGCGTCGTCAGATCGGCCAGATTGTGGGTGCTGTCGTGGATCGGCTTCCACGACCAGTGGCCATGCGGGTCGGTCTTGTTGTTGGACTTGGAGCCGTAGTGCATCGGCGCGGAGCGCACCGTATCGCGCAGCCGCCCATACAGCTCGGCCGGAAAGAAGTCGTCCAGCAGGACGGGGTTCATGGTTCGACGCAGCTCACCATGAGGAGAGTCCCCGGCGTCGGCTCACAGGGCAAAACAAACAAGCGCGACGCGCCCTGGAAACCTTGGGACCCGACCCGCCGGGGAAAGCCGGGCGAAAGGGCGTCGCGCATCCGCTTTATCCCAGAAAAACGACCCCTGCAAACCACCGCAGGGGCCAAGGCGCCAGTTGGGGTAAGACCCCCGGATCAAGCAGGTCCGGGGGCAGGCTCAACAACCTCCAGAGCTACACTGTGGATGGACGCAGCGGCTTGCCGGTCGCGTAGCGGCTTGGGGCTAGTACGTTGCAGACAGCCGCCGCGGCCATCCGGATTTCAGATTGGACGCGCTTGCGCGCCGCCGTCAAGCGTAAAGTTCGTCAATTTCCGGCGGCTGAGCAGCAACATGAGCGCGAGCGCGCTGGTGAACAGCCAAACGGCGCCCGGCAGCGGGGTGGCGGCCACGAACGGCCCCGCCACGTCGATGCGATAGTGCTCGTAATCGGAAATCGAGCCGCCGATGTCGAGCAAGGTCAGCAGGCCCATGCTCTCGCCGTTGATGGCGGTGAGCGTGAAGCCGGATTGCGCGCCGGTGATGGTGCCGAGGTCGAACGCGAAGGTGCCATCGGTGGCCTGCACGGTGGCGAACACGTCGCCGGTGCCCTTGAGCGAGAACACCTGGGTGCTCGTGCCCTGCTGGATGGTGTTGGTGGCGTCGAACACCTCGATCTGCAGGTCGTTGGTGTTCTGGATCTTGATGTCGTTGCCGTTGGCGGCGCCGGTGAACAAGGAATTACCGCTCAGGTCGGTGAAGTCCACCAGCCCGGTATGCTGACCATTGAAGCTGCCAATGGCGGTCGAGCCCATGAAGCTCTCGAAGGTGACGTTGTCGCCGGTACCGCTGAGCATGGGGCTGAGCAGCACATCGGCCCTGACGGGGGTGAGGGCGGCAGCGGCCAGCAGAGCTCCCACCAAAATACTTCTCATGGTTCTTTCCCTTCCGATTTGTGAGGTAGCGGTAGAGCCGACCATGGTGGCACCGCACCGTCAACCGTAAAGTTCGTCATTATCCCGCGAAGACGCCCGTGAACAGACTTTCGTCCTCCGGCCAATCCGGCAGCGCAGAACTGGCGATCAGATCGTGCAATGGGGTAACCTGATAGAGTTGCACATGCAGCCGCGGGATGAAGGCCTGCCGGATGAAGGCCTGGCGGGCGCGGGTGACGGCGGTCAGTTCGGCGTTCCACGGCGCCGTGGGGTTCCACCACGGGTTTTGCGAGAACAGGATCGGGTCAAGCGCCTTGACCGGCATCAGGTTGCCGGCATGCACAATCGCGGGCGCCGCCAGGGCCGACAGCATGCCCCTGAGAAAACCGCGGCGGGTCATGGTTCGAGAAGACCTCACCATCACCACAACCGCCACCAGCAGCGGCGGTCCTTCGAGAAGTCCTCAGGATGAGGGTGGAGGTTTTCCTCGATCACCAGCGCCGCCAGCCCGAGGCTGGTGCAGCCGAGCACCCCGACCAGCAGCCAGAGCCAGAGCCCGAGCTCGTCGCTCACAGTTCAAGCTCCACCTTTTTCACGCCGGCATGGAGCAACAGCAGGCGGGCGAGCGCGATCGCCTGGTCGCTCGGCAGCGCGAACCACCTTATTTCCTTGCCGAAGTTCACATGCACATTGCCATGGTCGTCATGCGCGACGCCCATCTGCAGCGCACCCTCGTCGTGCGGCCCCAACGAACCGTCAGGAAACTTGCCGGTGGCGCCCAGCTTCACAACTGCCGTCCCGGCCAGATCAGGCGCGCCATCTCGAACAGCTCCTCCTCGGTGAACCCGGTCATCAGCATCAGGGTCTTGAGCGCGTCGGTCCTGACAAGCTCCAGGTCGTGCAGGGCGCGCCGCAGCCGTTCCACCGTGGCGTCCTTCGCGCCCTTCGAGAAGACCTCAGGGACCTCAGGGACCTCAGGATGGTGCTCCATATGCTCACCCATATGCTCACGGCCCGTGCGGCGGCAGCTTGGCGAGGATGGCCTGCAGCACCGCCAGCACCGCCTGCAATAACACAACCACCGGCTCATCGGCCGGAGGCTGCACCGGAGGCACCGGCTCAGTCATGTGACCCTCCAAGAAAGCGGCTGTCCGAGATAACAGACCACCCGGGCCGCCCACAATGCGGAAAATACCGCACTTCGAGAAAACCTCAGCACTTCGAGAAAACCTCAGCACTTCGAGAAAACCTCAGTATCAGCCCGCGTCACCCACCAGCCACCAGAGCGCACAACTCCTTGCCAGCCCCGCTCTCCAGAAACACAACCATCCGCAGACACCGCTGCCGCTCCGGGTCAGCCACCGGCAACCGATCGACCACAGCCATATAATGCCGCAGCGCACGCCGCCGGGCCCGCTCCGCCGCAGAACATCCCTCCGGTTCCTCACCCAGCACAAATGCCGCCAAAACACACCCTCCATAACGTCCGGTTCCCAACACTACCCCAACGGAACACACCCCTCACAATATCCCAGTACCCAAAGCGGAGAACGACGCCCTTTCCTCAGCGCCACAATCCTCGGTGGTTTTTTGGGGGGGCGCAGGCAACTGGGCAGCCGCCGCTTCCTCCCCGGGCCCATCGGGCGCCCCGGAGCGCGCGCGCCCCGGGAGGGCACCTCCCCGCCCTGGGCCCCTGATGCGCAATCAGAGGGTATCAAGGCCTAAGCCGTTGATATCGCTGGGCCTCTTGTTTCCGGTCTCAGATTGGGAAGCCTATGGGAAGCTCAGCGAGGAAGAGCGTCGGAGGCTGAGAAAAGGTCGTTGAACAGCGCGGCCGAGGGTAGGAAATGTATGCGTCGGAGGCGTTCTTACCTTCACCCATTGTGCCGGCTTATCCCCGCTGCGGCCATCGTTTAGCGAGGTTCCGGTTGCCGTGGCGGGTTTCGTCGAGGAGCCGCCCGCGAAGATTTGCCGGTGGCTTGCCGCCCGGGCCGGAGCCCCTGCGGGTTCGGTTCCGGGCAGCTTACCAGAGAAGGAAAGCTCACTTCTCTGGCTTGGATTGAGAACACGGCGGTTTGGTTTGTCAACTAAGGGAAAAGTAGGGGGTGCCAAGGCATTGGGGTTGTTGGGGATTTGCGAAAGTATGGCCGGTTCGGGACGGTTTACCAGGCGTTAACCAGTGTGGCATTGTGTGAACGGGACGGGAACATTGCGACCGTAGCACACGATTGCGGAAACCGGTTTCCAGTGCGCCGGTTCCCGTGTGCGGATTTGTGCGGACTTTTGACGACGATACAGATCAGCACTGCAATCCTTGCAGGGTAGGTATGCAAACTTGTCTATATGAAATCCTTTCAGGTGTGGCATGGTGGGACATCGAAACGAAAGGGAACGGACATGACGAACACCAGCAAGCAAACTTTCTCCCTCGCACGCCGTGGTGACGGTTGGCACGTCGTCGACCATGAAGGCTATGACGTCTCGTACGTCTCGTACGAGACCAGGAAAGAGGCCTTGCATAGCCTTAAGGTTTTGCAGGAAGAAACCGCAACTTCGGGAGACACACCATGACAACCACCCTTCGCGGCGCCGAGCTCTCCATCGCGATCGAGATCCGCGACGTCTACGGCAAGCCGACCGTGTACCCGCTCGACACGGCAGCCAAGCATTTTGCCGCCATCGCCGGCACCAAGACCCTGACCCGCGACACCCTGCTCAATGTGCTCGGCTTGGGCTTCGCCATTGTCGAACTTTATCGCGGCGACGTGGTGACCATCTGGCGCGCGACTGACTTGCATCAAATGTGCGCCAAGATCGCCGCTTGATCCACCACAACATCGAAAGGAAAACAGAACCATGACCGAAATTGCCTACCTTACATCCAGCTTTGTGCGTGTCGTCCAATATGGTGATTGGTTTGAAGTACAGACGAAACGGTTCCGTGGTGAAGGCAAGTTAGGCGATGGCACGACGCATTGGAACAAACTGTACGGCGTTCATGATCGTGCGAAGGCAATCAAGCTTCTTGAAAGCTATGCCTAGACTGATTGCAGCCCGGACGCCTCCATGCGGGGCGTCCGATCGGCAATCACGCCGGACCTCGAAAGGGCAAATAAATGGCAAAGCTTTCTGACATTATTGTTGCTGAAAAGGCCTTAAAGGCCTTGATTGATCGGCACGGCCTGACGCACATCGTCAATACGCTTGCCGTGCTTTGTATGGGAAAAGCGGACCATCTCCGCAGCAATTGGCAAGACAAGATCACCGCCAAGGCCTGGGATGCTGATGGCCGCACGCTGGACAAGGCTGCGCGGTCTATTTGTTCCGACAGTTGATTGCAGCCCGGGCGCATCTACACGGTGCGCCCGATCGGCAACCTTATGGTGAGCTTGTCGAACCACGCCAGTTTCTCGAAAGGAAACAGACCCATGACACCTCATAGTGAGGCCTTCTCGAACTACGCGGTTTATCTGACGCTGAAATCGCGCAACGAAAAGACCGGGCCAATCCCGGTGTCGACCACGGAGAGCGCGACTTGCCCGGATGCATGTCCGTTGCTCAATATCTGTTACGCCAGCGGCGGCCCGCTCGGGATTTTGTGGCGCGCGTTGTCGAGCTCGACCGCAGGCGAAACCTTTTCCACCGGCAAAGGCAATACGTGCCAGTCGCTGACCTGGGAACAGTTTTGCGGCAAGGTGGCAAGCTTTGCTCCGGGGACGCTATGGCGCCACAATCAAGCCGGCGATCTACCCGGCATCGGTGACCGCATTGACCGCGCGGCGCTTGACGAGCTCGTAGACGCCAACGTCGGCAAGCGCGGCTGGACCTATACGCACAAGCCAGTGACCGGCAAGCACGGCCAAGCCAACCGCAAGGCCATTGCGCAAGCCAACGCGCGCGGCTTCACCATCAATCTGTCAGCCGACAATCTGGCGGAGGCCGATACGCTAGCGGCCGCCGGTATCGGGCCCGTGGTTGTTGTGCTGCCGGAGAGCATACAGGGCAAGCAGGACGGGCTGCGCACGCCTGATGGGCGCAAGGTCGTGGTTTGCCCGGCGACCTATATGGGTGGAATCGACTACACTAGAACGGACTGCAGCCTCTGCCAGCTGTGCCAACGCCAGCGCTCGAGCATCGTCGGGTTTCCGGCCCATGGCGCATCGCGGCGCAAGGTCTCGGCCATCGCCAATGGCTGATGGCGCGACGGGGCGCCCCACGCGGGCGCCCTATCGGGCGATCACGCCCCCCTCATGGTGAGGTCTTCTCGAACCCACGAAAGGGAAACAGAATGTCCTGGAAACCGGAAGTCTTCGTTGCTGGCCAATGGTGCCGCAATGGGCTTGTGTTCGCCACCGAGGGCGAAGCCTTCGACAGCGCCTACGACCTGATGGGGCGTTGGATACTGGTCAGCAAGGCGCGCGCGGCCGCGTCAGACGAGCCGGTCAACTATCGCTGGCGCAACGGCCTAGTCTCGATTGCCGAGGTGCCGGCATGACTTTCACGACCATTGCCGTGCTATGGGCGGCGCCCTTCCTCGGGCTTTGCCTGGCGCTTGCCGTGCTAATGGTCGCGGCCGACTGGTCAAACAATCAACCGAAAGGATAAAACAAATGTCCAAGCTGATAAGCGCCTCAAAAGCTATCGCTATCGCCAGCGGGCGAGTATCAATCATACCGCAGGGCCGTGATTACATCCTGCAAACTTGGAATCCACAGCATCGCGCATGGTGGGAATCGCACAGCATGACGTACCATCAGGCGATTGCGTCCGCATGGGAAGCTAAGATCAGGACAGCGCTTAAATTGCTCGACAACATATCGGATCCTGATCAGTTTGTTTACGATTACAGCGGCCCGCGGGAAGATTGGCGCAAAGTAGTGCGGCGCCTAGCGAGGGACCGTGACTAAGGATGAATTCGCCGAGGCGTTGCGCGAGCTCGGGCTCGCGCATTCGTCCGCCCTGACGGCGCAGCTGCTTGGCGTCAGCAATCGGCAGATTTGGTACTACTTGGCGGGACACTGCAAAGTGGCCAAGTCGGTCGCCGTCATCGTGCGCCTGTTGCTGTTGCTCGACCGCACCGGCTGCCCGCCGGCGGCGGTGGGGCGCCGGCTGGAACCGGGTGATCCCGGAAGTCCGGTTTCTTAGGGAGCCCCGATTTAAGGATTTAGCGGGGGCTACCGCTCCGCCCGCAGCCGGTTGATCAGCTTCTCGATGCGATCCTGCATGTAACGGAGATTGACCGACTGCCGCCGCAGGAACGCGATCTCGTCACGAAGGTTCTTGGCGAAGTGCATGATCTTGCGCCGGTTCCTGGAGCTGGCGGCATGGCGTACCGGGCGGTCGCGTTCGTGGCTCATGGATCATCCGGCCTGTCGCAGCAGCAGCAGCACCAGCGCCAGCACGGCCAGCACCACGATCGCCAGCAGCAGTTCGCGGGTCCCGCCCCTCATCCTGAGGTCTTCGCGAAGGATCATTTCTTCAGCTCGTCCAGGCGCCTGCTGACCTTTTCTCGCAGCGACAACGCCTCCGACGCCAGCTTGAAATGATTGTCGAGCGCGCCCCGCACCGTGCCTGAGTCCGCCAGCACCATTTCCTTGATTTTCTCAATCTCGGCAATGAGCTGGTCAAGTTCGTTGATGATGTGCTCGGCCGCCTCGGACAGCTTGAGGCTGAGCGCCTCGGCCAGCTTTTCGGCACCGTTGGCCACCCTGGCCGGATTGATTTCGGACGCAGTGGGGTGCCCCGAGACAAAGTCGGCCTGGTGCTCGGGTTCTGCGGCGTAAGCCGCCGGGAAGGTGAAACGGTCGGTCATGTGTTTTCCTTTCGTGGATTGTAGGGATGCCAAAGCGCGAAGCGCGGGCGGCGAACGCCTTCCTCGATCGTCAGGCGCGCCGCCACGCCCACTGTCGACCGCAACGCGAAATCGTCTTTATTGGGATACCGCATTACGATTACCTCGTTACCGCTATTCGGGAAGGCCCTTAGAACGGCGCGCCCAGCGTCCAGGAGCGGCGTTTTCGAGCGGGCCACCAGACCAGCCCAGGCACTCGATAATGAACTCCCCGGGCTTACGGGTGCACGGGAAAACGGTAACCTCGATCATCGGTCCCTCCGTTGGAGCGGCGCACCGCGCTCCAGGGGCTTGCCGTAGAGCCGGAAGGCTTCGTCATAGTTCGAGAGGATGGTGCCGACCGGGTGGACGCCGTTCGGGCCCGGCTTGGGGTCGGGGTCTGTTGGGATGAAGCGACCATGGCGCAGCGGCACCACCAGGGTGGCGGTGCGGCCGTCATCGTACCAATTTGGGTCAAACACCTGGGGGTCGCTTTCCGGCACGGTCATTTCCTTGATCTGGCGCTCGATCAGCATCCACATTGCCTGCGGATAGCCGCCGAGGTGGTACTGGAAGTAGCTCCGCCAACGCTCGCATTCCGTCGTGCCGAGCACGATCGTGGGATGCTCCGTTCGCCCCATCAGCTTGCAATGAAGCTCCGCCCGGAATGAGTAGTTTTGCAGGGTGATCGGGCCGTGCTGAGCCCATTCCGGGACTTCCCCGAACTTGCGGTCCTTTTTCATTTTCGGCTTCCTTTCGTGGTAGTGGTTGATTGAGGGCAGCCGCCACCAGGGCGCGAAACTCCGGCGAGCGCGGATCGAGCGGCTTGGTTTCCGGCGGCTGGGCAATGACGGGTTTCTGGTAGGGCGAGGTGACCCAGTTGCGCCAAGCGGCTGCCCAATCGAGCTGGTGCCGGCCGGTGGCGTGGGCGTGATCCCGGAACCGCAGCGCCTCGGTCGTGGTCCGCTCCTCCGGCCACCCCTTGCTTTTGGCGAAAGCTAGATCTTCATCCGCTGGCTTCCAATCGACTGGCAGCGCGCTCTTGCGCGATGCGGGAGTCTGTTTTCTTTCTTTCTTTCTTTCTTTGGTAGAAGAAGAAGAAGTAAGAACTCCTATATGTCCATCCGTAACACCTGTAACGTTACTTTCGTTACATGGTTGTTGATTTTGCTCAATAATTTCGGGCGTAACGGAAGTAACGTTGCCAACGTTATTTGCGTTACTGGTAACGGTTTTTTCGTTACGTTTCCGCTCACGGAAGCGGGCTTGGCGAGCCGCATTGGCGGCGCGGTCGGCCACCTCCTCAAGCTCCGCGACGTGCGCGATCTGGGCCTCGGTGAGACCGGCTGCGCGCAACAGACCAATGGTGATCATGACCGCCCCCCTCAGGGCGAAAAGGGCCGGGGCCCCTGTGAGGGCAGGGTGAGCGGTAGCTAGCCGCCAACCCCGGCATTCGCCTTTTACCGCAGTCGGTGTGACGGCGGCAAGACATCAGGTTCGACCCGCGGCCACGTCCGAGTCAAGCCGCTACCGATAGACACTGGTCAGCAGGGCTGCCGCAAGACCGGGATTTCCGCTTTCGCGCCCGGCGCAGCTCGGCCATATTGGCCACATGAGCACAACCGCAGTTGCGCGCATCGGCGCCATCAACCAGGCCCTGGCGGCCGCCAAGACCCCCGAGCAAATCCTGGCCGTCGAGGCCAAGCTCATCGCCATCGAAACCTATATGCGCAAGGCCGGCCTCTATAGCACTGATAAAATAAGGCCTTACAACGAAGCCTTAATGCGGGCGCGCTGGAAGCTCGGGCAGGCATTGGCGAAGCTCGAGCGCGGCAAGGCGCCCGGCAAGGGCAAAATGACGTCAACCGGCTTGATATCATTTCTCAAAGAGGTTGGCCTTACCGGGCAGACCGCAATGATGGCGCAGCGGATCGGCACGCTGCCGCCGCCCGAGCTGCTGAAGGCGCTGGCCGACACCGCCCGGCGCGACATCCTCAACACCTTCGCCGACCTGATCGA